TTCGGATTCAGTTTGCTATTGAATACCGTTGGGTTGATACCCATACGGTGAGCCAGCGCGACTGCACCACCGGGATACTCATGTCCGATGCGATGTGCTGCGTCTTGTATGTTCATCTCAACCTCCGGAAAACGTAGAACTAATATGGCCAGTGGCCTATTTTTATAAACGCCGGGGGAATCCTCCCCCTCGGCTCCAATACAGGAGCAGATATGTCAGGGTCGGGGATTACTGTTGAGGCTTTGCGTGACGCGGTCGGTGCTGCTTTGCACGCACTGGCGGCGAACAAAGGAGATGGAAAACGCGCTGCAGAACAATTACGAGCATTAGCGCTCTCTGAGCGTAAGCACGGGGAGCTGGCGTCAGGCGAACTGCTTTCAGGGTTTGCTGATGACCTTGATGGGTATGGGTGTTCATAAAAATCTCCGGGTGGTTAGTTGACGAGCTCAGGCCAGATCTGCTTCCACAGGTTTGGCAAAAGCTCTTTGCGGCTTGCGATGCCGCGAGATTCGGCGATAGGAGCAAGGCGAATCAGTTTGTCTTCTGGGATTCCAGACTTTTTCCAGTCAGAAACGGATGGCGGCTTGATACCAATCAAGCGAGCCACTTCGGTAGTGCCGCCAAGCAGTTCAATGAGTCGTGAATGTTTCATGCCCACATCTTAGGCGCACCTAAGTCTATAAGTCAATAGGTGCGCCTAACTAAAAATATCTTAGGATTGCCTAATGAACACTTTGTCCGACAGAATCAACGATGCCATTGCTGAAAAGGCTTGCACTGCCGCTGAATTAGCAAAGGCAGCTGGCGTTAAAGAATCATCTGTATCCGACTGGCGAAGCAAAGAAACCAAGAGCATGAAAGCAGAGCCTGCGCTGAAAGCTGCGTCATTCCTTGGCGTTAGCCCTTTTTGGTTGGTTTTAGGGCTTGGTCCAAAGCGACCTGCCGATATGGATCGATACGCTTCTGGCCTTGCTGTTAGGCAGCAGTTAGAAGAATATCGTAAATCTAATGTGCTGCAGCTGCACGGAAGCCCGCTGTCTTCAGACGAGCAGACTATTTTGGAAGCGTTTCGGCGTGCCGATAGGCCGACAAAAACGTTCTTAATTGATAGTGCCGTCGCTCTGCTTCAACGGCTAGATGGTTTCGGCCCAGGCATCGAGACGCCACCCAGTCGCGATGCCGAAGGAACTGGGTAAAATGCAAAGTAATTGAATTTAAGCAATGGGTAAAGGTCAGTGAAAACTAAAACATTCCTTTGGATTGCTATAGCAATACTGCTAACAGCCTGCACAGTGCGCGGGATTGATACAAGCTTGGTTCCAATATTGCAATCTAACGGCGAAATCATCTACCGATATGGCGATATAGCAGGATTATCGCTACAGGATGGAGATAAAGACGCTGAAGATAAGCGCTTGAGAGATATGAATGACTGGGTGGTTGAATCTGGAATTTGTAGCAACGGTTATACCGTGCTTCGAAGGCAAGCAATTTTGCTAAGGCAAGGAAGTCCTGGTAAAAAAATTTATTACTTCATAAAGTGCAAATAATGGGAGAGCTTGTAATATATATTGGCGCAGGATGCTTAATTTATTGGGCTTTTGGCAAGTACATAGACGCAAAGCGTAAAGATCAGATACCACCTGTTGTATTCCAAGTTGGATACGATGAGCCGGAAGAAACGCCAGATTGGTCGACTGAAGAGTTCAAAACATCATACCGCCCTCGGCCAGTTAAAGCACAAATAAAAATCCGTTACAAAGACTCTAATGGAGATATATCAGAACGTGTAGTTGACGTACGAGAGTGCGACACATGGGCCCCTGACGGTTATTTAAACGGCTTTTGCCACACCCGAGGAGCAATCAGGACGTTTCGGTTGGATAGAATCGAATCAGCTATTGATGTTGAGACAGGAGAGTTGATTCATAACCTAAATGATTATGCAGTCAAAAAGTATGAAGAGTCCCCGGTTGCTGCTGTTGATAAATTGTTTGACACCCACTCCGATGCTCTTCGAGTTCTCTTCTACATTGCGAAAGCCGATGGAAGATTTACCGCCAAAGAAAAAGACATCTATCTCGACTACTGCCGCAGCGTTCATCCAGATGACAGGCTAAACACTCAAATCATAGACAGCGCTCTGAAATGGGTAGACGTTCCTAGCGTCCATAGCTACAAGGTCATTTGCGGAAAACTAGCAAAGCTTAATGGTCTAGCTAAGGGAGCAATTCTCGAAGCTGCAGAAGCGATGATCGCCACACAGAAAACAATCTCTCCAGAAGAAGAGCTAGCAATCAACTACATGAAAAAAAGGTTTGCAGCAGGAAAATGACCATCACCAAACAATGCACCGACCGCATCGTGACCGTCATGCCGGATGGCCAGTTTAAGCTTGACCGGGTACTGGCTGTTCAGACGGATGTGCTGCTAGACCCTGCCCTCAGTGCGGCCACAAACTGCCTGAAAGTATCGGACGGTTGAAGCAGAGCCCGCAGCTCACTTGTGTTTGCGGGGCTGTGATTGATGTTAACGCTACCGAATTGGCTGCCGGTATTGAGGCGGTCGAGAAAGAGCTTAACGATTTCTCGCGTTTGATCGGTGGGATGTTCAAGTAACCCATTAGCCTCTGCAATAAGTGCTGAGAACTCATTAGCGTCCAAAGAGACCTGCAGATCCATATTTAACCTTTCAAGCCGCCTTCGGGCGGTTTTTTTATTGCCCATACGGCTGGCGACTGGCCTTGTTCGTATAACGGGCTCGGATTGCTCCCATACGTTAATCGCCATGCGTATAAGCCCCAGTCTTTCCTGAGCGTCACCAGATCAGCAGATTACCCGTCTGGTAGGGCTGGCCGCCGGAGGCGACAAAAGATGCTCGGGTGGTCAGCCCGCCCCATCTGCAATAGGGTTGTTCCAATCTCACCTGCTACCTGAAACCCATGCGATTCAGGCAACGGGGATATTTTGCCACAAAACTTAGGTGTGCCTATTGACTTATTACTTAGGCGCGCCTAATATCCATCAAAACCGCACCACTCTCCCGCCGAAGGATGGCGTGCTTAAACGGGGGCAACGGCCTAGCAAGCCGGAGTGGGTGGGCAGCGATAGGCCAAAGCCAGAGCAGCCAACAGCGGGGTGTAGCACCGACTAACGCGGCCTAGCCGCAACGGAGGCAACGATGCAGATCGATGACACCGCAGTAACCGAGCAGGAACTACGCCAGGCATACAACGATGCCCGGCTCTGGTGCCAGGGAATGACCTTCGGTCAGGCCAAAAGCAAGGTGCTGGTCTACTGGGGCTTGGTAAGGCAAGCCAAAGCAGCCAGAAAAGCAGCGGAACGGTATCGGCAACAGCATCTCCAGCCCCGTCTGATTTAGGAGATCGAAATGTTGATGAAGATCAAACCATGGATGGCCGCGGCCATCATCACCGTGCTCTACGGCATCGTGTCCGAGATGGACTACCAGGACGCTGTACAGCGCGAACAAATTGCCAAAGCCAGCCAGGTGCAAACGTATGCCGCACGATAAGCCGCGCCCATACGATGGCGGCCCCGCGTATCCGGGTACGCAGCAGGAGGTTCACCTGCAGCCCGATGAAACGCGCCCGTACCAGATCGTTCAACAGCCGATGAACGGCATGAGCATCCGAGATGTGGCGACGCTACAGATTCTGCAAGGCCTGATCTCTGCGCGGTGCGGCATCACGCACAACAAGATTAGTCCTGCCGTGTCCATTCCGTCCATTCAACTGATTAAGCATGAGTGGATCGTTGAAGCGATGGATGCAGCCGATGTATGGCTTGAGTTGCGCGATCAGATATGAACCAGCACCAAGCCGAATTAGAGCAGCTTCGCCGGTTGGTCAAAACGCACGAACAGACCATTGCCGACATGCTCAAAACACAGCACCCAATTCTGCGTGATGCCTTGCGGTACCAGATTCTTCGGGAGAGCCATAACGACATCGTTCCGGTGATCCTGACTGAGCATGGTGGCCATATGGGGTCGCCTGAACAGGTCGACAAAGAGGTTGACCGCCTTATCGAGGCCATGCAAACCGCCCAAAAGATGGCTGCATGATCATGCCAAACAAGCTGATGACGATTTTGTTTGGCACGTTCACGCCTCCGGAAACTCAAGGTTTTAAGGTTTCTTTTGACGAGAGAAGCACTAAGGTCGCTACCGCCCCAGTTCCAAAACGTAAGGGCATATCTCTGGATGCTGTTATTGATGCGCTGAAGCGCCAACCAGACGAGTGGATGACGATTGGAATGATCTCTGCAGAGGCTGGTTGCTGCGACGATACGGCGCAAAAGATACTCAATAAGCTTGCCAGCGACCAGCGCATTCTAAAGCGGTTTGCAGACACGGGTAAGCGCGGCGGCAAAAACGCCGTCTTCAAATGGAAGAACAAACATGGCAAAAAACAAAAAGCCGCGTAAGGCCTATCGGCCTGACCGACCAAAGAACATCAACCGAACGCCATCGCTACTGGAGATGCACGCACTGTTCTCGCCGATATTTAAGACGATGGATGATCTGGCCAGCGGTGAGGTAGAGCATGAAAAAGGCATCCCGATCATGCTGTTCGATGGCGAGTGGGCCGCGATTCACTCTGCAATGATCGGATGGGCGTGCTGCTGGGATCGAATCTGTAACGACCAGGGCATCGCATACGACTCTGCCCCGCTTCGCAAGCTGGCACGAAAGCTCGAAAACGGCGTGATGCTGGAAGTCTCCGACATCGAGCAAGCCAGAGCCAACATCGAATTCACGCGGCAGGTATTCCGCAAAACGCCTGCCAGCGTACTGAAGGAACACTCGATCACCGAGCAGATTGCTATCGAGTTCGAGAAACGAAACCTGATTAAGGAGGCGGCATGAATAAAAAACACACGCGTGGCCCATGGATTGGAAAGGTCGATGGCGTATATCCAGAAACAGACTGGAGCGCAGATCACGAACACGCATCGACTGCCAGCTGGGTCGCAATCAACGCGCCAAACGGCAGCACAGTCGCTTTGGCAACGATCACAGGATTTGACGATGATCAGCTGGAAGCTAACGCACGCCTAATCGCTGTCGCGCCCGATCTGTTGTTTTGTCTTCAGGTGATTTGCGAGCACGCTGGCGAAGATTTTGAACGGCTTGATGCAATGCTCCACTTGTCCGAAGCGAAGAAGGCTATCGCCAGGGCAACCGGTCAAGGTGAATAAATGGAGCTTAACGGTTATGACATTCTGGCGGCGTTTTGCGGTGGTATTTCGCTCGGAGCAATCATCGGACATTGGATCTCAAAACAAGAACGGAGACTTGAATATGAGCGCGGGAAACTTGATGGAATTAACTACTTGTGGCCGTACTACATCGAAGCAGTCTGGGGAAAGATTCTTCGACGCGATAGCCAGCATGGAGCAAACAAAGAAGCTAGTGGTGACGGCGGCGCTGGGGAAGCTGTTTGATGAGAGTTATTTCAGCATATGCACGCTAAACAACGTGATGGACGTTATCGGATCAAGGCGTTGCGGCGAAGCTTACACGCTGCTCCATGCGCTCCACTGTGTCCATTATTCAAAAATGGATCAGGACTTGCGTGATCGGATACCGATGCTGGTTAACGAATGCCTACGGCAAAAAGCCAACGTTTCTGTTGCACAAGACATTTCAATGAATGGGGTTGAGATATGAGCAAACCACACAAACACGCAGATCTGATCAAGGCATGGGCTGACGGAGCGATTATTGAAGCCCTTCAACACGATGGTTCATGGTCTGTTTGTAACTACCCAAACTGGAGTGAATCCGTAACCTTTAGAGTCGTAAAGGAAAGGATCGTCCGGTGGCAGTGGGTAACTATGTTTATGAGCAAATTTCCACAGCTGTCCCGGTGCTTTTATTCCGAGACTGAGGCTATCAACGCATTTGATAGGGGAGTGCAGGTCATTGGGAAGGCCGAATGGACTCGCATGGAGTTCGACGAATGACATACGCCACAACTTGGCTGTTGATCGTCATATTTATGACGGTATTTGGCAGCGGGATATTCCTCGGGAGAATCAGCAAATGACTCCATATGAGAAAGCCATTAAGGCTTTGAAGTTGGTGTACGACAACAGCACAGAGCATGATTGGCCGGAAGATATTTGGAATGCCATAGTCGATGCGCTTTACGAGGAACACCGGAAAACTATGCTCGGATATTCAGAACCCATTCAGGAGCCAGTTATTCCAGCTTTCCTGCGCCGCCCAGGAAGTTTCGGTCATGAATAGCGCGCATATCTCCCTGATTCGCATACTTGCCAAGCAGGCGGTGCGCGAGTACTTGGCAGGAAAACCCGCGCCGTTGAGCCAAAACCGCCCTATCCGTACAAATCGCCCTGTTCCATCGTTGGCAGAAAAGAAGTAGTTTGTCCTAATGAGAGTTGCAGCCTATTGCCGTTTCTCGTCTGATCGCCAGCAGGAAACCAGTATCCGCGATCAGCTGCGGAACATTGAGACGTACTGCCAGCGGAACGGGTGGCCTACGCCTGCGCTGTATCAGGATCAAGCCATCTCCGGTGCTCGCAAAGACCGCCCTGGCTACCAGTCGATGCTGGAAGCGGCTGAGATGCGCGTTTTCGATGTACTGCTGGTGGATGATCTATCCCGTCTGTCACGCGACCACATCGAGAGCGCACAGACTATACGGCTGCTCAAATTCGCCGGTATCCGCGTGGTCGGCGTTTCAGACGGCACAGATACGGCACGGGATGGCTACAAGCTGGAAACCGGCCTACGCGGCCTGATGTCCGAGTTCTATCTGGATGATCTTGCCAAAAAGACGCATCGCGGCCTTATGGGCCAGGCGCTGGAAGGCTATAGCGCCGGAGGTCTGCCATACGGGTATACCAGCGTTTTCGATGGCAGCGGGTACCGGCGCGCAATTAATGACGAACAGGCTCGGTGGGTGCGGTATGTTTTCGAGCAGTACGCGGCTGGGCACTCTGCGCGGCATATCGCGTCTAGCCTTAACCAATTGAAGGTGGTCAGCCCAAGGGGCGGCGCATGGGCGCACTCTGCGATCTACCCAGACGCCAAAGGCGTTGGCATGCTGGGCAATTCCATCTATAACGGGCGGCAAATCTGGAATAAGACCGAGTGGGTCAAAGACCCGCTAACCGGTCGCCGAAAGCGCACCATGCGGCCAATATCAGATTGGGTGATCACCGAAGCGCCGGATCTAAAAATAATCGATGATGATCTGTGGGCGGCGTGCGAGGCTCGGTATAAGAAAATCCGGTCGCATACTGCGGAAAAGAAACAGGCTATTGGCCGGAGCAGTGGTGGCCGAGGCCCCAAATACCTATTCTCCGGACTGCTGAAATGCGGCTGCTGTGGGTCGCCTTACATCATGTCCAGCAAGACGCACTACGGATGCTCCGGCAGAGCCAGCCGGGGCGACGCGTACTGCAACAACAAAAAGTGGGTAAAACGCACCACGATTGAAACGGTGCTGCTGGAAGGCATAAAACAATCACTGCTGTCAGAAGATGCCTACCGGGAATTCGAGCGAATGGCTCGTGAAACCATGAAGGCCACAAAACCTGACGCCGGAATCGCCAAAAAGCGCGTTCAGGACGCTCAAAAAGAGATTGGTAATATCATGGCAGCCATAAAAGCCGGAATCGTCACCAGCAGCACAAAAACGGCCTTGCTGACGGCTGAAAGCGACTTGGCTGATGCGGAATACGAATTAAAGGCTGTTTTGGCCTACGAGCCATCCCAAATGCTGCCCAGGGCAAAAGAAATTTATCGGGATCTGGTCAGCCGCCTGGAGGCTGTTGAAGACGTCACCGGGGCAAGAGAAGCCTTGCGTAGCCTAATCGGTGACATTTCTCTCGTGCCTGAGCAGGGGGCACTGACTGCGACCTTTACAGCGGACGGCTTGGCCGACCATGTACAAGTAACGCTGGTTGCGGGGACACGCTCTGTACGTTACCAGTACGGCCCCGAAATCCGAGAGAGGCGGATTATACGCATTCAGGTGCTGGTGTAAACCCCATCTAGCGGCGGCCTCTGTGGCGGCGGCTGGCTTCTTGGATCATGTCCCAATCCTCTCGGCACTCGGCATCGCACCAACGGCGTCCCCCAGTCAGCTCGGCATTACACCAAAGACAATGGCCGGTAACCGGCGCTTCCGGGGATGCGCTCCTGGCAGATTTAATTGCCAAATCGCGGTCCAGCTGCTCTCGGTCGCTGGCTTGATCGTAGATATCAGTCATTTTGTACCGAGGCGCGAGATAGTTGTTGCCATGGCAGCGGTTTTGTCGGCGCTCCCCCGGCTAGAGCCGAAGAAGTAGCTGACCACCTGCTGGGCATTTGCTGCCACATAGCCGACAACGGTACCGACCAGACCGGCCACCGTAGCCACGATGGCCACATCATTGATCGTGATGCCGCCCGTCATGATCTGATAAGACCCGAACAGTACGGCCACCATGACTCCGGCGAACGTGAGCAGGATGACGATGCCCAGGTTAAACACCCCTTTGTTTTCAGCGAATACGTGCCGAGCATCTGATGTGTCTGCGATGTAGGACTTGTCCAGGTCGACATCCAGCTCCTTCATTCGCAGGGCGAACTCCTGATCGGCCTGTTTAACGGCGAGGATCTGCTCCGGAGAGGCGGTTGCCAGGGCTGCAGCAACATCCTCCTGGTTGCCATCTGGGCTTCCGAGCAGCGCTTCTGACAGCGCTCGAACGCCCAGACCAGCAAAAGGACCGCCCAAAGCGGTGGCGATGGTTGGCGCAACGGCATTAACCAGTGATTTCCAATCAAAGCTCATAGTAGTTTCCCCGACATTGAATAGACGTTGTGACCCATTTTCATGGCGTACAGCAGGCATAAAATGAACGTCAACGGATCGTTCCACGCCAACAGAACAGCGATGATCAAGGATCCTTTAACGATGGCCAGCGTGAGCCCCACGCCTAGCCGGTGGTACATCTGGAGCAGCGTCTGGCTTTCGACGATTCCGCCGTTTTTGATGATCCAGGACGTTTGAAGGCAGTCGATAATCTGCAGCGCGATGAACACGCTCATCATTAATGTGGTCATGCCGGGTACTCCTGCCATGGTAGCTGGAAGTGTGGGCCGTCTTTGAACGTCTTCCAGTCGCCACCCCACTCAAGCGGAATTCCGAGCTGTTCTGCGGCGTCCTTCATGGCATCGGCAATCTTGTGATAGAGCGGCCAATCCCACCGCACGGTTCCAGCAACGACAGCACCCAGGTCTACAGCGTGCCCCGTCAGGTGACGGCTTTTAAGCGTGGTTGTCGCCTTGGCGGCCAGCAATTGCTCCTGCTTGGCCAGCGAACGAACGCCTTCCAAAACGGCGAAATCCACTTCGCTCAATTCCAGGGCGCGGTTAACGACAGAAACCAGATCGGGGTGGACTCCGGTCAGGCGGTCTTTTGACTTCTGCGATAGTTGGAATGTCATTTCAGATCCCGAATCTTGTATTTGTTGCGCGACAACAGGCTGCAGATCGCATCGATGCTGTTTTGGATGTAGCTTTCATCGCTGACCTGATACCGATTGGCTTTGACGTAATCAAACAGTTCCGTCACAAAACCGAGTGGGTCGCTCTCTGGCGCAACGCCCACCGTGACCGCTGGGTAGTCGACAATCGGGCCGTATTCGCCAATGCACTCCTCGGCCAGCGTATCTACCAGACCGGGCAGCTCCGAATAAAGGCCGTTAAGCGCATCGTGACGGCTGAATGACGGCGTTTTCAGGTGGTGGATATGTAACGCTGCCGATGCAGAGATCAGGCGTGCCAGAAACTCAACACGGGCTTCGGAGGTCACTGGTGCGATGCGGGTCAGGATGCGACCCTTGGTTTGCGGATTCATTTCTGGTTCCTTGGTTGGGTGATGTCTTTAACTTGCGCTTCGACACGGGCAATAGACTCCTGTTGCAGCCGGTTGATAACCAGTGCTTCTTGGACGTTCGTAAAAACCCATGCCATTGACGAAATGACCAGCACCTGAACCGCGCCGAATACGATGCCAAGCGCCCATCCAGCGCCCTTTGCCTTGTTGATGGCCTCATTGGTGTTCGCCTCAACCGTATTGATGCGCGAATTCAAAGATTCGTACTTCGTCCGGCTGTCCGAGATCGCCTTCCAGAGCTGGTCGATGTTTTCGCGGGAGTTCTCGCCGTGAATGACCACCTCGGCAATTGTCTTGTCCAGCTTTGCGATCTGAGTGACGTTTGTCTTGATGTCTGTGACCTGATCGATCAGCGTCTTGATCTGGATCTCAAGCCGTGCCAATTGCGTTTGCGTGCTCATATCTTCCAACTGTTTTTGATCGCCCATAGCTACCCCTTGGCCGTGACGTTTTGGCGCGTTGTGACGCGATTGTGGAGGTCGTTATTCGAGGCCGAGGCGCTCTTTTTCGCCTCTTCCCCATGCCCGACACTCTTCGACGTATGCGTTGTACGCAGACGCCTCCGGGTCTGGCACAAACGAAAACAGCTCAATTCGGAGAAACTTCAACTCGTCATTGATGCTGTATTTGGCACGGATGTACTCGACCACCTTGCGGTTGATCTCATCAATCTGTGCCTGCCGAGCCTCGAAGTCGGTCATTAGGCAAAATCCGACTTCTTGAAGCCGTAGCGCTTGATGGTTGTCAGGTCTTCGACCGTTTCCCATACCGGCTCGACTGCTGGGCCTTCGTAACCAGGCTGACCATAACCTTCCGGATAAACAGCGGTGTTTTGCTGGCGCGTCATCGAGCCTTTGAGGTAAGCCATGAATTCCAGGTATTGCGCTGGGTTGGATTCCTTCAGGCTGTCGAGATCTTCGCGTGTGTTAATTACAGGTAATGCCATGGTGTTTCTCCATCCATTTGAAAAGATTGTGGGTGTCGGCCCAGCCAGCGTGGCCAGACCATGAAGCAATGAACTGATTCAGCGTGGCGGTATCGCCATGCCTGACGTATCGCGCCACCTTGCGTTTGGCGCGCATTACCGAGTCTGGGCGCAACAGCTTGTGCGTTGGCCAGATTCGGTAACCTAAAAAATTGATGCCGCGCCCAATACCTGAGCACGACCACTTGCTGATCCGCATATCCATGCGCGCTGCCGAAAACGACTGTATTCGATAGAAGTCATCGCGTAGGGCGACCGGATCGCTGCCCAGGATCACAATGTCATCCATGTAACGCGCCCAGAGCCTGTGGCCTAGCTCGTGGTGGATGTAGTGATCAACCATGCCACCGTAGACGTTGGCGAATAGCTGGCTGGTCAGGCTTCCGATTGGGATTCCATTGCCATCCGGCGGGATGATTTCCCGCAGAATCTGCAACGTCTTCTCGCAGCCGATCTTTCTCTCGATGAGGCCATGCAAAATTCGCCGGTTTACCGATGGGAAAAACTTGCTGTAATCGGTTTTCAGGTAGTGCGTAATGCCAGGGCGGCGCGTGGCCGCCTGAACATACCGCACGCCAGCGTGAGTGCCCATATTGGGTCGGCACGCAAACGTGTTGTGCAGCAATGTCCGCTCAAAGATCGGTCCGATCACATTGCAGACGGCGTGCTGCACTAGCCTGTCCTTGAAATCCAGGGCGGAAATCAGCCTAGGCTTTGGCTCGTAGATCACGAATTCTCGATACTTGCCAATGGTGTAAGCACCGTCGAGCAGTTCCTCGCGCAAGCGCGTGAGATTAAGCTCGGCGAACTCCTTGAATTCAAGGTAGCCAAACGTCATACGCTTGGCTTTTGCTGTTCTCCAGAATGCGACCCGAAGGTTTTCTGGATTGGTAATGCGTTCAATCAATCGCTTGTGGCGTTTCATGAGAATGTCGGCTTTGCCGTTCCCTTCTGCTTGTGGCATTAGGTACCAGGCAAAGTTCCGAACCCAGTAACGTATTTCCCGAAGGAGGACAGACAGGCTGACCACATAAAACAAGGTCAGCCGGTGGTGCCGTAACAGCCACCGAGCGGATAAAACATTGTCGTCACAGACGCCGCGAGCCCCGATGTTGTTGTTCGAGTTCGTGGGAGAGTTGTTCCAGTTCGAGTAGCGCGAACCGGAGTTCGCACCGTTGCCCCAGTTGCCCCCAAGATTGACGGCGTCGTTATCCTGCCTGCCCTTTGCGCTTCTGCTTCACAATCCATGCGCCCATCATTTTGCCGACCTCGGCGAGCAGCACTTGTGCTGTTTCGCATTGGTGGCTAGTCATGGAGCGAACGGACGGTTTAGTCAGAAACCGCATCCACCACCGCAGCTTTGCCAGACCGGCATCTGCGGCATAGAGACGGGAAATCTGATTGGACTTCCCTGCCTCGATAAACAAATCCACCTGATCAAACAGGCAGCCAAGAAACCTGTCCCGCGCAATACCGTGCTTGCGTGAGACGTTCTGGGCGATAGGGTAGAGGTACGCAATGACGCTTTCGTACCTCTCCACAATCAACATCTGGTCATAGCTGAAATTCGCTTCCTTGACTGGCTCCATCAGGGCTATCGCCCCGATTAGCCAAGAATCATGTGGTCACAGACGCCGCGAGCCCCGATGCCGCTGGCCGAGACCGCGGGAGAGGCGTACCAGGCCGAGGCACGCGAACCGGCGTTCGCACCGTTGCCCCAGTCGCCCCCAAGATAGACGGCGTTTGGCAGCTGATAGGTCGAACCACGGCCACCGGTATTCGCGTTCCAGCCAGCCGCTAAAGCGCCGCCGCCAAACTCGTCTCCCCATTGCTGCATCACACCGGATACTTGGTTGCAGCCCCACTTTGATACGTAAGCCGCATTCCAGATCGTCGACCCCTGATCGGTACCGATCGACGAGGCTTCCGTGGTGCCATAAGCCAGTGCGGCGAATTCTGCATAGCGTGCGCCACGCTTACCTGCGGCACGCAGCACTTCCATTGCTTCCCACCATGTCAGCGAACCATAAGCCGAGCTGCCGTTGCCACCAAACAGGGTCGGGATTTTTGGAGGTGAGCTGCCGTCTGCAATCGTCACGTTGTACTTCGAGGTGCCGTTTGTCAGCCAATCAACGCCGAGCAGATAGATGTCTGCCCAGAAGTCGTTAGCCACAAGGGTCATGCCCCGTGGATCTTGGCAAGCCGGACGGAAATTCAGATCCCAAAACGAGTATTCGTTGATCTGCGGGGTGCTGTTACCGCCGCCGGGGCTTCCCGAGTGGCCGCCTGGAGCGTAGTGGAAGCCGCCGATCTTGCGGTAGTTGCCAGCGCCTGGGGCGGTTGTGAAGTTCGTGGTTGCCTGTACGGTGCCGTCATCTTTCGCCCAGATTGCGTAATCGGTACCGGATGTAAGCGTTGGCATGGTGATTGCCGTTGCGACGGTGAAAGAAACCAGCGTTGCACCAATAAATACGTACGTACCTGCTTTGACGCTTGCAGCGCCGACAGCGGTCTTTGTGAAGGCAACGGTTGTCGGGTCAGCCTTGTAGAACGTCCCGACTGGACCGGCGATGCCAAGGGCTGTGCGTGCCGTTGCTGGCACGCCGTCTTCACCTAGTAGACCTGCCAGGTATGCGCGTTGGTTTTCGATGAACGCCTTAAACTGGCCTTCGGTAACGCCACTACCGGTGGCGGCTGATGCTAAGGGAAGTGCGGTTGGCATATTCGTGCTCCTTGAAATGAAAAAAGCCGCCTACGGTTGCCCGTGGCGGCTGGGTGATTCGGTTTAGTAAGTCTTAAAAGCCTTTGACGCGTGCGTCGAGTAGGCCTGCAATCGGGTTTCCTGCTATGTCATAGCATCGAACCATCGGCCCTAGCGCCGGGTCTTTGTCGAGGACCTTTGCCGTGAATGCCGCTGTTGTTCCGGCTTGCAGCTGAAGGTTGACCGTTCGGATGGCAAAGTAATCCATCGTGATTGGCAGCCTCATGCCCATATCCGGCACGGCGATATCGTCAAAGATTTCCTCAATGTCCGGAACGTCGAAGCTGGCTTTGAGCGAGGAAATGGTCCCTCGCGTTGCGCCAAAGCTGGTAGTGATCCGGATCTGGTAGGTGTCATCGCTGGCAATAACCGATCCCGGCCATGCCATCAATGGCGTCTGGAATGTCCACATATCAGCATTGGCATCAGACCCCCACATCGCAACGCTGCTGTCCGCATTCCATTGCTTTGTTGAACCCGTTGCAAACATCGGCGTCGTGCTGTCCGCGCTCCACATAGCGGCGGCATCGTTGTTCCACATGCGCTTTGCATCGACGAGGCGATACTGGATTTGCCAGCTGGATGCCGAAATGCTCGATGGCAACGTCAATTGAGCGCCGACACAGCCAGCCGGGGTGTGGAATTCGTCCGTGTAGACCATTTCCGCATAGATTGCGGCACGCCACATGCTGGCCAAGTCGAACGTCCACATGCTGGCCGAATCGTTGTCGTTCCACATAACGCCGGTTTCGTTCGCCAAAACCTGCCCTGCAGATACCGCACCATTGACCACCCATCCGGTATAGCCCCTGCCGCCCAGGTCGATGACTTCGACAATGTTCTCAACAGGCACATCACCCAGATCCAGAACGATTGCCGCTGGCGTCACGCTGTAATTGCCGGAGGTATCCACGGCCTTGATCATTAGCGTGCCAAACCCAGCAGGGCGCACTACAGACACATACGGGC